CAGCGGACGACACCAGTGTGCCAGCCGCCGAGTAAGCGAGTACGCCGCCCGATGTACCAGACGCAAGTCCGGTTCCGCCGTTTACTACTTTGAGCGTGCCAGTGCTTGAACTGAACGCGGCAAGAGCCACAGGATCAGTCGCGCCGTCGCCGACGATAATCGAACCGTCGGGAAGAACGCCCAGCGCAGTCACGGCAGCAGTACCACTTCCCAGGAGTACGCCACCATCGGTCAGCGATGCCGCGCCGGTTCCGCCCTGATCGGCGGCCAGTGTTCCGGTGGAAACCAGATTCTTGCTGGCATCAGTAAACACCGGCTTGCTGGCCGTAAGCCCAGAAACCGTCAGGTCGCCTGTCTGTGTGGTCGCGCCGTCAACAGTCAGGGTCCCGCCAACCGTGGCGTTTCCGTCGGTGTCCACCTCGAACCCTGTGCCGCCCGTGGGCGTCGGATAGTTGACGAGATTGTCCGCAATCGCGGCACCCGCCAGTAATCCAACCACCAGCAGCAGGCCGACGAGCTTCCCGCCCGGAGCCTGTGAACCAAGATGCGCGTCCGCGAACCGCTTCCAGTTGTCGCTCATACGTCTTACCTTTCCTGCCAGTCCGTCAAACTCCTCGCGCGTTACTTCTACCTTCTTTGCGGGTGATTCCTGTTTGTCTTTCTTTGTGTCAGCCATTACCGTTCTCCTCTACTGAGAGGGTGCACCCCGGCCAACCCGAAGGCTGGCCGGGGGTGTCCCATTGTTGTCGTTATGCTCCAGTCGAGCCGACCACGTTCTTCGACGTGGTGAAACCAAGGGCGTAAACCGCCTTGATCCGCTTGTCCACGACTATGTCCGCGTTCGACGGGCTGTTGTCTTTCAGGTTCCACGGTATCAGCGTGATCTGATGAAGACCCTTGTTGTAGCTCTCGCGGTTGCCAATACCGAAGTGTTGGACCGAGCTCGAAAGCCCAAGGTAGTGCGACACAACGACGTTCAGCGTGCCAATCAGCACGGTCTTGCCGTTGAGCGCGTCTTCTGCACGCTTATCCGACTTGGTGAGCTCCATCGCCTTCTGCCGCAGCGCGGGCGGGACCAACAGGTCCTTCAGCTCTACGGGGTCGGGGTCGCCCTGTTCGTTGGTCATCTGGTCGGCCAACAGCCACAGCGCCTGGAGGGTTGCGCCGGTCAGCGCACCGGTTGATGCGTTGTCCCACGTTCCGCGTTCCACGTTCTCATGCGGATGCGAGTCGTTGCACAGACTCAGGGAATCAGCCCCGTCGGTGCCGGTGAACGCGCCGTTGAATATAGCGGCCCGCAGATACTCGTCCTTCTGCATGGCGCTCTTCAACTGTCCGCTGACCGTGAACATGGTCTTGTCGAACCTGTCCGCCTTCATCTGCGTATCGGTGACACGTATGCCAGACCGGTAGCTCAGAAGGCTGAACGTCTTGGGATACCCAGGGGCCGTGATGAAATACGGCAGGGCCTCGGTGTCCTGATTCTCCTGCGGCAGCGGCAGAGCCGAGCCAACAGACGACATCTGGTGGGTCAGCCCACCGCCCGTCTTCTGCTCTTCATTGAAGTAAGGAGCCAGATTGCCCACGAACTCGTTGCGCCGGTTCCACATCGTCTCAATCGCGATGTTCAGAAGCTGCGGGTTGGAGTTGGTGTCCACGATACCATTATCTGTGAAGTAATTAGCCATTGTGCTTCTCCTTTACGCCTTGGTGGCGTCAATGTTTGCGGCGCGGAAACGCACGACTGCCACGCCGGGGTTATCCGACGTAGTGGCTTTGGTATCTCTGTTCGACATGATATCAATAACGGTCACTGTGCTGTTGCCGTTGTTGATGTCCATGGTGACATAACCGACCTTGCCTGTACCAGTGGCGATACGCAGGCCGTAGTCGTTGCCGACCTGGGCCTGTGCGACGGCGCTATCGCTGTCGTTGTTCTCGCAGTAAACCGCGAAAAGCTGGCGAGTCGTTACGCGCTTAATCAGGATCTCCGTATTCGCGGCCAACTCTGCGGTCAGCGGCCAAGTCGTAGACTTGTTCACTGTGCCGGCCAAGACGCCGTGAATGGTATCGCCGGTGCCGTCCGAAGTATCGGCCTTTTTCCATGTTCCGCTCGTGCTCTGATACATCAGTGCGCCGGGAATCAAGATTCCCTGTGAAGCGGTGATCAGTCCCACTTCCTCGGTCGGCGCGATGCCATCATCGCTGGAGAGCAACCATATCTGCTTTTTGACTGTTGCAGCCATTGTTCTTCCTTTTGCTCCACCCCACTACTAACTGACCCCGGCCTCTTGCAGTATCCTGTCTGCATCCGGTGAGCCAGACTCGGCGGTCTGGAGCGATTCTGACACGACTCCGCTCCGATTGACTTTAGCCGATTCGGCATCCGCAGTCTCTTTCCCAACGCGCTTGCCTCGTGCCGCGTTGTCTTCGAGTCTGGCTTTGTAGATGTCGGTCGGTATCTTCCACATCGGGTCGCCTTGCCATGTCACTTGTTTTACTGTTCCACCCAGCCCCCGCTCCAACACAGGGACATAGCCCTCGTCGGGGTACTGGTCCGTCAGGTCGCGGTCAAGAAACGTGTAGTGCATTCCGTCCGGGGCATCCTGCCCCGCGAATCCGTCGCGTTTGGCGTACTTAGCAATTAACGTCTTTTGAGGGATCGTCTGCTTCGCCCTGCCCATCGCTACGTCGGGAGCCGTGGCCCGCAACTCACGCGCCTGTAACTGCGCGCGCTCTGCGCGTTCCGACATCTCCGCATATTTCGGGTCAATCTTCTGCACCTTCGTCTCGCTTTTTGCTTCGTTAGCCATTATCGTCCTCCCGTCAATCCAGCCACTGCCTTCTCCAATTCACCCTTGCGCAATCCGCCTGGGATCGCCCTGTTCAACATCGCCTGCGCTTCCGCGGTAATCTGCACCGTGGACGCTGGCGCGGACACTCGGCTCGACGCCGTGGTGCCCGGAGGGCTGTCTCCTGCGGGCGCGCTTGGCTTCAGGGAGTCAGCGTATGTGGCGAACTGGACAAGTGTATTCCTGTCCACGCCGGGGAACTGCTCACGAAGCACCGCTACCGTTTCCTTGTGTGCGAGATAGTTGGGGTCGTACTCGCCCATTTGCGCGCCCATTTCGGCCTTCATCTGCCGCATCTCCTCGCGGAGTGCTTCCAGTTCCTCTTTCGCCGCCGTATCGGCAATCAGCCCCTCAAGCGCAGAAACCTGGAAGTTGGCGTCGCCATCTTCCCATTGCTTGATAAAGGCTTCCTTGTCGAACTTGGGCTGTTGAGGTTTACCAGATTTCAGACTGGCTTCCTGTAGCGCGGTGAGCTTTTCAAGTAACGCATCATTCCGACTCGCCTTCTCCGCAGCCGCAAGGGCCTTATCCTTCTCGCTGCGTAGCCGGTTAATCTCGGCCTGACTCGCTTCCCATCCTTTCGCCGCATCCTCCTTGGTCTTGAAAGTCGCCAGGTATGTTTCGGTTTTTCCCTCGTCGGGAGCCGCTACTTTGACGCCTCCAACCACTATCGAACCGTCTTGAGGCCCGTCACCGGGTTTACCCATAGGTTCTGGCATTGCTGCCTCCTTCGTTATGGCGCTTCGAGGTCGGCGTAGTGCCGGTTTGCCCGCAGCAACCATGAAATCCGTTTCGCAAATATGACACGCAAAATGTACAACTTGCCATATCTTCTCGCACATTAGCGAAACCGCGAGAAATTGTCAAGTCATTTCTGATAAAAAGTTTCTTCTACTGTCGCACGCGCTTCGTCGGGCCACGCCAACAAAGTCTCAATCATGCTGTAAATGCCGTGTGACAGGGCGTATTGGGCGTGAGTGTTCTCACTTTCGCCAAACGCCGTGCTCAACTCAACCTTGCGATGATTCTCCAAAATGCGAACAAAATGCTTCCAGCCAGGATGGTCGAACAGATCCAGCAGTTGCAACGCCTGCGCTTCGTGGAACTCTACCTCGGCGATAAGTGCAGTCTTCGGCGCTTCATCCGTCATAGGTTGGCCTCCGCACCGGCCTGCGCCTCAATCGGGTTCGCCGCCAACTCGCCGGTGGTCCCTTCCTGCAAGGATGGGGCCTGCCGCTGTGACGCCTTCGCCATCATCACCCTATGCTGCTCAATGTGGCCTTGCAGGTTACGTGCCCACTCAGGATTCTGGTCGGCGTCCGGCAGGAACTCGTATTCATGCAAGAACGATTCGTGCTGTTCAATATGCGTTGCATGGTTCTCGCCGTCTTCGGCGGCATCGAATGCACCGCGAAGCAGCATGTCGGCCGACTCAGCACGCGCCACGCGCACCGCGTCCATGTCGCCAGCAGGCGGGAACAATTCATTCACCCGCCGCATATTGTAGTCGGTTCCGATCTGCCGAAACATGATGGACTTCGACTCGCGCGGCATGATCTCCGCCATGCGGTCATACATCCCGCTCTGGAATAATGCGCTCCACTCGCGCCGCCGTGCCGTCTTGTTCTCGAACTCGCCTACCGCCGTAACCTTGACGTTGATCGGCCCGTAGATGTCGGCGGGCTGTACCATCAGCGGCGGCATGTGCGTGATGACCAGCGCCAACTCTGGACGCGCAAACTGGTCCCACAGCTCCGCGTCGCTCTCTAAGTCCCAACTGTAGAACCATTGCCCGTTCTCGTCCGCCTTCTGCAACAGCGGCTTCATGGCCTGGTCCAAGTCGTTCTCGGCCTCGCTCGCGCTTGTGCGACCGCCCAGCGGAGTGCCTTCGATGGTCTGCGTGATTCCGAGGGCCTTGAGTATTTCGCTCTCCACGTAGGCCAGCATCTCCATCGTTATCTGCGTGGTGATCGGAACTTCAATCGGCTTGAACGTGGTGCCACGCCCCAGCTTGATAACCTTGTTCGCTTGGAATGTTAAGTCCCGCGTGAACACAGGTCCGTCAACAGTGAACGGCGCACGGGTTCGCAACGTAACGTTGTCTATTGCCTGGTTGATGCTTGTCACTGCCTGCCAGTACGCCGATTCCACAAGATTGATCGGGGCAACATGATAGAAGCCCTTGTCGTCGTGATACGCATAATCCATGAAGTACGGCAACTTGCCGTGGTCGTAGGGGTTCTTGATTAGCCGCACGCATACCGCGCCGCTCATGTTGTCCCAACCGCCACCAACATAGGTACACCAGTACCATTCGGGGGCAACCTTCCGGTCGATCTTGCCCTTGCCGCTTGTGCCAGACGCCTTGATGGATAGCCGCGCCCAGCACTCCCACACATTCAGCAGACCCGTCGGGTGATTCTCGGCTGACTCGCCAGCGTTAGTGCGGCGGTCTTTCAATGTCTCGTCCACTTCCCCTGTTACCGCCTGCGCCGCCGTTATTTTCTCAAGATTCTTGATGAAACCGGCCTTCTGCAATTCGGCCAACTGCTCGTAACCCATCTCCTTGTGCAGCAACGTGGTCCGCTGGTTCTGGATTTCGTCGATGTAGGCATCCGTATAGAAGTTATTCAGGTCGTGCGCCAGCAAAGTCGGCCATTCCCGCGTGTACATTTCCTTCTTGACGCGCTTGACCTTGCCGGTCCTCTCGTCGTACACCTTGACAGTCTTCATCTCTTTGCAGTAGTCCCATTCCTTCGACCACAACTGCTGACCGTACTTGTTCTTAAACATGTTGCCGCGCTTAATCTTGTTGCGGCGGCGGTCACGCTCCCATGTGTAATCACGCACAAGGTTCCGCTGCTCGGCCATGGCGATACCGGTCTGCGGCGTGTAGTCGTCTGTGTTCAGATCCACCTCGTACCGGGCGGGCAACTCTGCGCCCTGGAAGAATATGGCATTCTCGCCCGCCGTCATCGCCCTGATGGCGCGGTGGAACACGGAACTCGCCACATCGCTCAACGTCTTCTGATACTGGTCGCTGGTAGTATTGCGCCGTAACGCCACGCGCCACGCCCTGTCGGCGGTATCCATGGTTCCGTTCGTGCCGCAGAACTTCTTGCGCGCGTCCTGAGTACTGAACGTCTCCAGCTCCCGCGAGAGATGGGCGAGCACTTCGTTGGCAAGCACTTCGTCGCCAGCCAGATTGTTGCGGGACTCAAAGTGAACGGGTAGCGTGCCTTCTTTCGGGGCCGCTTCCGCTTCTGGTATCACCATCGAACCATCAGATGCCATATCATTCTCCCGGAGGTGTGTAGTAAGCCACGGGTAGGCTTTCCTCGATGAACTTTTCGTATTCCTGGAACGGCGAATCCTTGATTCCGATATGCGTGTTGTACGGGATTAACACCAACATCCCCACTTCCGGGCCGGGTCCAAAATGACGTGCCCGCTCAAACAGTTCTGCGTGTTGCTTGCTACAACGCCGACCAACATTTGGCCCGCGCGCCAGCACTTCGGCCCAGTAACTCGTATCAATCCGTCCCTCCGTATGCCAGATCAGTCCGGTGCATTCCTGGTTCTTACATCTGCGAACATACAAGCAGTGGCCGTTCCAATACGTCGGCGAGAAAAACACAGCTTGCTCTCCGTCATCCGTCTGTTTGCGAGTACCTGCTAAGTCAGTCTGCATTGTTACACATCTCCTTTCGCATTGTCAAGAACTATTTTACGTCAATTCTCATTTTTATCAATCAGTTTCGCCAAAGTGCGACATGTTTGGCAAAAAAGAGATGCTACTTCCACCGATTGTCGCGCTTTGCCTTGTGAATCTCAAGTTCAATCTCTGCCATTTTCCAGTCCCGCATAGTGTCGTCATACGCGGCGGGATCGTCTTCATGAACTATCCTCACCTTGCATCCGGCGTGGGCAATGATGAACGGCACAAGCGTTGTGTCGCCTTCTCCGCAGAAACAGCACCCGCTTGCGTTCCTAGATACCGCGTCAGTCCGTTCCTTGTGGTCGTCGCACACCATCATGTAATATGTAGCCATTCCGCCCTCCTTGTGTTTCAATACCCCGTGAACTTTGCCACCGCGCTCCGCTTCGGCAACCCAGCCTCGCCCATCTTACCGTCGGTATCCGCCCGCCACTGGTCGCCCATGTAGCGCGGATCGTCAGATGCCCAGTATTTCGCGGCATCGATTCCGTGATCCGCCTGCTTCGACGCCAGCTTGCTCGGGTCGTTCTTGTCCCGCTGCGCCGTTTCCATTTCATCCACCAGCGCATTGCAACGCCCCTCAAAGAACATCAGTCGAGGCGAGCCCATCACCCGCCCGCCATGCTCATCCCGTAGTGTCAGATGCTCTTTAGTGAAGTCTATCCGCAACCATTCCTTCAGGCGCGGGATCTGGATGGCGTTCTTCTGCCCGCTGGCCGGTGTCACAGGAATACCGTACCGCGAGAATATTGCATCCAACTCCTCGCCCTGCTGCCGCTGGCTGCAACTCCGCGAATCCAATATGGTGTTGTAGTACTCCTCCCGCCCCGGGTGCTCCTCGAACGTCTGGTACACGTTGCCGGTCGTCTCATCCTTGTACGGCTCCAGTTCCACCCTCCGGCTGTGGCTCATTTCGCTTATCAGCCTGCACGTCTCAGCAATGGTCAGCCCGCGCTCGTACAACAACCGATACCCGAACGCATACCCTTTCGGCCCAAGTGCCACCCACAGGCAACACGTCACGCCATTGTCGCCATAATCTATCACCCGCCACTTCGTCCAGTCCTTCGGGGCCTTGTCGTCATCCCACAACGGAGGAACCACATGATACCGCCGA